AAAAAGTTAGGGATACGATGTTCCACTCGCTCATCCACGCAGATGAGTGCGGATACACCACTTGCTCGGTAGGCCAATCCCGAATTGGGCCAGTGCGATTGCCAATCGCTGTAGGGCTAATGAGGTGAGCTTTAGTTATGCACGCAGCTCATCGTGCAATACCGTTGTCGCGCTAGCTGTGACTAACGTCAAACGGATCTGAATTATTTTTTGCACATCAGATCCAGCTCCTGACCGGGGCTGGCTGATAGAACCCAGTCCAGAGCTTCTGATGCTGTAAGGTTTTTTGAGTGATCTGAATCCGGCATTATCACGGTGAAAAGATTCAGAATACTGAAGAATGATTGGGTCGTAGCGTCATCCAAAGCTTGAGGCCATAGCTCAAAGAACGCGCACCTGACCCTACCCCAGAACGAGAGGGCTATGCTTGAGGCAATGTTAATGTCGTTGCCCTGTGTGTCTGATTTAAAAATAAAATCACCGCTAGGGAAATAGGACTCCCACTTGTTTCTTTCGGTGTTGGCGCTGATTTGCTTGACTGGAAACACCTCGGCTTGATCGCTAGCAAACGACTGGTTAGTGGTGCAGTTGCCATAGTTTGAGCGATCTACATATAGGCTCAAATCCTTAGCGTCTCGACCCAATGCACAGTTGGTCATCCTTACATCTCGAATGTTGGCTAGGTTGTATCTGAGCATTTTAAAGCTGTGGGGATGCGGTTCATAGCAGAATGCAGTGTTAACTGAGGGGTTGGCAGCTAGCATTTGTCTCGTAAATAACCCAAAGCTCGCACCCACATCAATGATGGCCACCGGAACATCGGACTCAGACACGGAGTGTGTTGCAAAGTGAGTCTTTACCAAGTCCCAGCACCCGTGATGAAGTGTCTGGGAGCCCATAGTGCAGTCGCACGGTAGGTGGAGGTATGCTTGGTTACCGTCATTGTCAGTGATATTCAGCTCGCTGTTCTGGTCTGGGTATAACCCCAAACTGAACACTGCGCTCTGTGACCTTATTGTATGTATAGCCTCGTTCATAATAGCGGAACGGCAGCTGATCTACCCGTGAGCGTGATCAGCCGGGGGTGCAACTAACGACAGTAGTCGAGACAACAGGAAGTCACTGCCGCCCACGGCCCCGCAGCCGTAATTATCGGGCTCCCCTGATCCCCATCTGGCGAAGCTCGCCAAGCACGCGGTCGGAGAATGAGTTGGACGATTTGGGCCTAGACTTGGTGTCAGAGCTGGTTCCAGCTGCGCTAGGCTCTGCGCCCTTCAGCTTGGATAGCTCTGCGTTGAGACGCCTGTTGTGCTCCACTAATGCGGCATTCTGCTCAACGAGAGCGCCACCACTAGCAGCCCAGAGAGCTGCCGTTGCTGCGTCCTCAAAGCTGTTCTGCTCCATCAATATCTTCTTAGCCAGATTGACTCGCTCTCGGACACCCGTGTTCCACTCCTCATCACCCTCGCGCAGCTGGTAGATAGGGATGTTGTCCTGAGCTTCTTTCAGCATTGTGCTGAAGCTCTTCTCCAGTGCTTTGTTGCGCTCCGTAGACTTCTGCTCTGACAGTAGCGACTCCTCCTGCACCAGCTTGTCGTAACTGGCTTTGCTATCAGCTAGCTGCTGATCACGCTCGTAACTGATCTCGTCAATGCGGTTAACAATGCCCTGTAGGTAAGCTTGTCTAGAAGCGGGCAGCTCACCGACCAACTCATCCAGCGCGTTTGCCCTGCCCTCGCCTACTGGCATACGCAGGATCTTCTCTAGCTGGGCTCGATCAGCTTCACCTACGTATGCTTTGGCTCTGTCAATCTGAGCATCTATAGGCTTAACGAACTGCTCTCTGAACTTTGGATGCCGCTCCAGATTCGTCAGACTGAGCGTCTTACTCATCTCGTCATACTCTGATCGAAGCTTCTCAAGCTCTTCAGCTACGCTTGAGTTAGCCTCAAACTCGCTGACCTGTGATAACAACTCAGCGACTCTGGCCTTAGCCTCGTCGCGTTCCTGCTTGATTAGCTTGAAGTCTTTTGCGCTTCTGGACTCCTTAGTGTCAGTGTTCTCAACTTCTGCTGACTCCACCTCAGCTACAGGTTCTGCAACCGGCTCTGGTGCTGGCTCTGGTGCTGGCTGTGGTTCATCTGACATAGCTCTGCGAAAAGCATCTGCCATAGAGCCGATGTTTTTGTTTGTCTCAGGATGTAGGGACGGTCTTCCCGTCACTGCTGCTGGATTTGGTTCTACTGCTGTATCACTCATATGTTGTTTGTTGGACTAAATGTTGCCTCTGGTTCCTGTGGAAGCTCTGGAGATGATTGCCCCAGTGCTTTTAAGACTTTCAGCGCATACTCGAAGCCCTTCTGCATCCCGTGTGCATAGGCGTAGTCTGTTGCGCTGGCCCCAAATGCCAGAGGTATCCGCACTAGCGGCATCTCCTCTCGCATCACGTTCATCATCTCGATGTAGGTTTTGTTCTGCTGTAGCGCGTGTGCGTTAGCTACAGCTGTCGGTGAGTTACACCACTCTGTTAGTGTCATATTGATCTAGCCGTCTTCAAGCAGGTCAGCCGGTCTGTGTTTCTCGTTTTGTCTGAGCAGTAGTGAACGAGGCTGGCTGTGTCCCAACCGTTGTCACCATATTCAATAACGTCATTGGATGTGTTGTAGGACATCCGGTCGTGGCATTTCTGGATCACAAACATATCGCTGGTTGTTTTGGTTGACCCAATCTGGCTACATACCTCATCTACTTTGCATGTCGCAAAAAACAGGCACATAGATAAATACCCGTAAGGAGTTCCAGAGACCAAAGCGGGCGTAGCTGTTTGGTAGCCAACGTGGATCTCGTGTATTGTCAGGTCGGCTGGCGGTTGGCGAGCCTCATACGAATAGTTGATAACGTCATAGTCGGACATAAAACCACCACCAGCAGCTGCTACAGCTAGCCATCTGTGGTAGCAGGCCATCTCGTAATCAACCGCATTTACGGTGGGAAGCCTCAATACGGCTTCAGAGAACTCCCGGAAGAACGGATGCTTCTCGGCATCAGATCTGTTCAGCACCACCGGGAACCATCCGCGAGCTGACCAGCTGGTTCTCCAGTGATAGATCATCTGCATCTGCTCACTATCGTCTTTGTGAGCTACCTTCTCGTAGTATGTGTAGACTTTTTGTTGCATCGTCGTGAGTTGTTAACCTGCTTCTTAGCCATCCTGCGTTCTCTAAGCCTGTCTATGAGGGACATATCTTTATTTCGGTGGAACAGTGATGCGTCGAAATCCACCAAATCATCTACGTCTGACTGCTTCTTAAACGTGGGGCAAACTCCTCCGTATGTGACAGCGCGGTTGTTGGTGTCCACCTCCCACACATTCATAATGAGGTGTGTGTGGCGAGAGTTCTGGACTACGCCGTCATAGCTGCCAGCTACGTCCCAAGCCACGCCTTCTGGCGGGATCATTATGGCTGTGCTGTATTCGTGCAGGTTGGGTGGGTAAACAGCTACACCGTTTAAGTGTAGCGATGTTGGGTGGATAGCGCCGTGGACTATGTGGCCTAAGAACTTCTTCCCACAGCCCTGATAGTCTCGCCATATGTCATCAGCCCACTTCTCTCTGATTGGGATAGCATCAGGTTCCCAGAACAGGAACGGGCGCTGATGCTTGTTGATGATCTCCCAGCACAAACATTGGAACGCGTAGTTCTGGGGATTAGGCCAGTTAGGTCTGCCCTTCCACTCGTTGTAGCAGAAGTGTATGACGCTCCTAAACGCCTTCCCCGCAGCCTCGTCTATCTGCCTGATCATAGCCTCAGGCACATCCGTGTCATATGAGAGTAGAACGTCGAAGTCTGACTTCCCGTCTAGCTCATACGCCCACTGAATATTTTTTAACGCGCTTCTACAGTCCTTTATGCAGAACGGAATAACCAGTATCATTAGTTGTCTCGACTTTGTTGTGTTGCATCAGAGGTTGGCAGCAGCTCTAGCATCCGCCAGAGCCATCTCCTGCCTGAGTTTGAGATTGTTGCGTTCTATCTCAGCACGAAGAGCGGCGTCTTTACGTGCTTCATCCCTCTCCATAGCAGCCATCTTCATCTGCTCTTCTGGGCTTGGACCAGCTGACTGGGCCTGCATCTCTGCCTGAGCCTGTGCCTGCTGCTCCATCTGCTGTGTGACCTGATTAGCTAGCTCGTTAGCAAAGCCAGTCAGTTCGTTGAGTTGTTCTTCAAGCTGCTTAGCTTCTGTCTTTCTGTTTGGGTCAACTGACAACTGCATCAGGTGTTCCCCAATGTGTGGAATTAGCAGCCCGAAATATTCTGCAATCTGAGAACCGTCAGCACCCTGCTGCACAGCTTGCGCCAGCTCTCCACCCTTAGCTAAGTGGGTCTGAGCGTGGATCAGGTGATTTTGGCTGTCAGTAATCACGACCGGGTTGCCGGTCTGCATTACTGCGTTCTCAATGTTAGCTTCTGCAATCTGGTCTTTGGCGTAGACATCCACTTCCGGCTCCACCATATACCGGCCAACCTGCTGCTGACCTGCCAGAGCAGCAATGTAGTCACGCGTCAAAGCGTTACGCCCAGACTCAGGCAGCTGACCGCTGATCTGCATAAGACCAGCCAGTGTTTGAAGCCGTAGAAAAGCTGACCCCTGTCCGTAGTTGCGACTGGCTTGGATATAGTCGATGTCCTTCAATGCCTCGGATGGCACACCACGCTCACGAACACGCTTCTGAAACTGAATCGCATCATAATCAGTCACGTTGGGGTCAGCTGCCCTTCGGTAGCGTTCCTCGAAGAATCGGTCTAGCTGCTGGTAGTAGCGAGCGATCTGCGTCTTACCCAGCACGCTAGCCTGCTGGACAATCGCTTGGACTTCAGTGGCTGTTTTGGGATTGCCCTGTGGCTTGTCCAGTCTCTGGCGATATTGCGAGAGATTGGACTGCATCACGTTCTCTAGCTCACGGTCCACAGCGATAGGTGCATCAGCAATTCCAGAGAACTGCCTCTGCACTACACGGTATCCAGCAGGTAAAATTGAATATGGCCCCATCTGAACTACGCTGGCTTTCTGCGTAGCTTCTGGGGTTTCAGCCTGTAGCTGGAGAGAGCTGGCTGTGGCAGCAACGTCAATCATATGACACTTCTGCCGGTTCTTCAGCTCGATGACTGGATACATCTTCACCCCAAGCCCCTTCACGCTGTGGTGGTGGCCGTCACCCTTATCATAATACATTGGGTGCAGCACCTGATCCCACGTATCATACTTCCCTACGTATTTGTAGAGGAAGCTGCGACCGTCATCTTCTAGAACAATGTAGCAGCTGATCTTACCTTCTGGATCATCACCAGTCGGATACTCGCGCACATAAACGTGAGCTGCGTTTACCAAGCTACACTGGGCTGAGTAGTGGATGTCGTTGTTGCGTATGCGCTGCTGATGCCACTCCCAGTTTCGCTGTCTGCGATACTCCTCTGGACCAGCGTTAATGATTGCCTGACGCACTGCGTCCACATCCCAGCCAACACTGCTCGCTGCTTGCGGATCGCGGATGTAGTGGTATAGCTCGTGAGCTTGGTAGCGCCTACGGACTACGGCAACCTCCCAGTCTGTCGGGTTACTGCGTGTGTTCTCTGGGATAAGTAGGTCGCCAGCTTTAACGGCTCTCGCACGCCAGCTAGTAGGGCTCTCGAACACCAGAGGTCCAGTCCCGAACAATACCATCTCGTGCTGGCTGATCTGCATCGTGTAGTCAAACTCACGATCTTTCTTCTGAAGCCTGTCGAACTCTTCGGTAATGATTCTGGAATACTGGACCTTCTCAGATGCGTTCCCGTGGTTGGTTCTGACCGTGGCGTAAGTAGGTGTCTCGCTGAAGATGTCGTAGAAAGCGGTCAGAGACACAGAGAAGAACGCTTCAGCTTCTCGGAAGTTGACGTTGGTGCGGTAAGCTTGTCCGGTCTTCCTGAGCTGAGCTGGGCTGTATGGCGGGTTGCCATCAATGATACCCTTAACCTTAGCCCTGATGCGATTACGCTCCTCATCAGAGCGAATCATCATCTGAACCAGATCGACTACCGCCTCTGGTGAGTTCAGCCTAGACTTTGGCGGCTGACCGTCCTCGTTGATTTCCTCCAGTGGCAGCGTGTTGCTCGTGTTCATATCTTCTTCCAACAGTGATCGGGCAGGTTATCGTTCTCCCCCTCAGAGATCACTGATTGTAGTGCATCGAGTGGTATCCAAACCTGTGCCGCATTAAAGCAGCCGCAATGCTTGCAGGATTTCAGAGAGCTGTCATACGCAGTTTTACGGCCACCTACTATGAACTCGATGGCTTTCTTAACTAGCGGCTTGTTGCACCCGCTACACCCAGTTGGCTCCACGTTATCCGTGCAAGCAGCGCATATCTCGGCTCTGCGATTAGCTTCGTCTTCGTCTGCCCGCTTGTTACCAGCAGCTATGAGGGTCTTCGTAAGCCTGACGGCCAACGCTAATGTCAGCGGCTGCGCCTGAGATGGCTTTTGGGATTGGTCCTCACACAACTCTGGTCGCTCGTGGCAGATATACATTTCAACAGCATCATCAATGTTAAACGGAACTGGCAGGTTGTTAGCTTTGCGGTGTTGAATCACCCTCTCAACCAATGACCGGAAGTCGTAGGCAGTGAGAGTGTGATTGGTTTCCTGTTGTGTGTAGCTGTAACCACCGTGAGGGGTTAGAGACGTAGGTATGAGTCGCTTCATTAGGCAAATGTGTCGTAGTAGATACTGTCGTATTCCTGCACCATCTGATCCCAGCCAGTCTTACCAGCTTTACTACCAGAAGCGGTGGCGTATCCACCAAGCCTTCTAGCCATCTCCACAACCAGAGCTACAGCGTCAGCCAAGTCGGGAGACTTACCTGTTCTGCTTTTCATATCTGCTTTGCGCTCGATGATTGTCAGGCGTTTCTCGTCGTCAAACATGCGACCACAGAACTCAATAACAGCATCGTGCTGCATACCTCGCAGCTGCTCATTGATTGCCCACTGCCTAACACTGAACCATAGCTCAGTAACTTTATTGGCATAGACATCGCTGCTCTTACGGTGGTCCTCTGGAGATACGGGCCTGTCGCTAGCCTTACCACCAAACTCGACTCTCTGTATCTGGGGGCTCCAAGTCTTAGCTAGAATGTCGCACAGCCCTCCACCCTCACCCGTAGCGTCAACAGCTAGGTTACTAGGATGGATGCGGTATTCCTCACATATCTGTCGAGTCCGATTTGCAATCTGGAAGTGGACGGGCTCGGATGACTTGGCATCAATCTCGATGATCTCGTTCCTCTCAAGCTGGATGCCCATCTTCCCGTTGTCGAAGTCGCCATACCTAGCCACTTGAAGGACACACCTGTCGCCACCGTTGAAAGCAGGGTCAAGCCCAGCAATCATTTCGCTTTTCGTGAGGAAGACAGCTGAGTGCATTACTCGGTATTTCTCAACCAAGCTCTCGCTGAGGACAGTTTTGCAGACACCTTCTGGAGCCCACATCCCTCGTGTGTATTTCCAGAACTTAGGAGAGTCTTCGCCGTCATACTTCTGCGCCTGACGAACCTGATCCTCGTTAATCAAAAAGTCATACTTAGATTTTCCAGCTAGGATGTTGGGAGACTTCATTCCGTCAAAGCGAACGCATATCCCCCGCTCTGTCTCCCACTCATCATCCTCGATGCTCACCGAACCCCACCCGTTCTTAGGCGTGGCAAACCTGCCGTGCTGGTCGAACTTGCTATGAGGGTTACCGATAGCTAGGAACTTAAACTCCCGTGTCCCCTTCTGTAAGTTGGAACATGCTTCAAACGCAGCTTCGGGGGTGTCTGTCGCCTCATCAACGATAACCATCGTGCGCGGAGAGCGGATACCCTGTATGTTGGCGACTGCCTTTGATGTTGCCCCATCTAGAACCGGGATAGCAAAGATAGCGTGTTTGTCATCACCTCTTATCGCTTGGATGGTGGTTTTGCTGTCAACGATGTGAGCTGGGTAACCACCCTTACAGGTGCGATACAGATCCTGTATCACAGGCCAACCACGTTTGCGGATCATCTTAGCTGTAGTTGATGTGAGAATGATCGAAGTCAGCAGAGGTGCTGCTAGGAAGTAGACCATAGAATACAAGCTGGCAGCATACGTTTTGCCGCTAGCTCCGCATCCTGCCCAGCATACCCACTGGTTTTCACACAGCGATTCGATCTGCTTCTCAAGCCACGGATTCCAAATCAGCTTAGGCCACAGCATAGAAGCTGCGTTCCTAAAGTGTTTGTAGGCTCCTAGTCCACCACGCTCAGGTTTGTGATTAATCCTAAAAGCGTATAACTCCAGCTCGATCTCGTTTAGTTGCAGGTCAAACGCGAGGTTGTATTTGTGCTTGATCAATCCGTTTGACAGTAGGGGCTTCAGAAATACTGATTTACCCTTATAGGGAACACTCCCTCAAACTTTCAAAAGATTGTCAAACGATGGGTATTACTCTCAACCAGAACACCGACTGCTGCGAAACAACCTGCACATCAACGACAGTCAACACGCCCGGTCCTCAGGGACCAGCTGGCCCAGCTGGAACCAACGGAACAAACGGGGCTGACGGCATTAGCGCCTACACCAATACAACCGCAGCTTACACAATTCCCGCTGCGCTAGGCATTATTAACGCTTACGTCACTGATGACACAGACGTTACTTTTACTGCTGGGCAGATTGTTTACTTCGCCAACGTAGGTCACTTCAAAGTATTAGGGGTAGGATCTGATTACTTAAACGTGCAGCGGTTGGATTACACTGGCGACCCCGGCGTGACGGGAGGGACTATCCCATCTGGCACACTGGTTGTGCCTGCTGGTATGCAGGGGCCAGCTGGAGCTGACGGAGAAATTACTGGGCTTACAGCTAAGGGCGAACTTGCCACTTTCAACGGTCTCAGCTCATCGGCAGACAAGCTTTCACCGGGGGCTAACGGCACTGCGCTATTTGCAGACTCAACGCTTAACTTAGGCATTAAGTGGAAGCAGCCAGCTTTCAGCGACCTAAGTGGCACTGTTGATCTGGGTGGGTCTCAGGTTTCTGGGCAGATAGACATCAGTGGTAGCAGCGTTACTGGATCACTGCCACTCACTGACCTAGCTAACAGCGGTGGCGCAGCTGGCGACTTGGCATACTGGAACGGTAGCAGCTGGGTGAGGTTGGCTATTGGCTCTGCTGGTCAGGTGCTGTCGCTGAGCGGCTCGACTCCTCAGTGGGTTGACACAACAGGCCCAAGCTATGCGCTGAGGACTTATGTGACTAGGGATCACTCCGCTGGAACCACGAGTGCTGACGCCTCTTCAGTGAATGTAGCTTCGGTTTCTAGCACTAGCAGTCCAGTTGCTTTCACCATTACTTTCACCGACCCAGTGTCTACTACTCTGCCGTTGGTGTTCTCGTCTAGCGACGAAACCGTATATAAGATAACAGCTCGCAGCACAGCTTCGGTAACTATTGGAGCAACCTCCCCGACGACAAGCACTGACCATTCAATATCCGTAGTTGCATTTAACTGATGCCAGTCATTGATCAACAGCGCATCTCTGACGGGTTTATAACCCTAGAACGCGGGATAGACGCTGGGAAAGCTCCCAGCATGTTGCCACGTAATCAGGCTAGCTTTGCTGTGAACGTGACGATGCGCGGTGGTTTCGCTAAAACCAGACCAGCGTTTAACAACATACCACTTACCTTCTCAGCTACACTGCCGGAGGAAGCTGAAGCAATGCAGTCGATCTGGGAGACTGGCCGCTATCAGGGCGCTTACAACTACAGATACGGCAGGTATAGCTATCTGGTCTGCGCTATTGGTGGATACATCTTCCGCATCGACATGCCTTCCGGTGTGGTCAGCGACATTACTCCTAAGAAGTCTGATGGCACTGCTGACATCAATCCACCGGACATACCTGTTTTCTATTTCCAACAGGCTGAGCAATACCTAGTCATACAGGACGGTCAGAGCAGAGCGATCATTTACAACGGTGCTGGATGCCGCAGATCATCTCCTGATGCAGACGAGGTTCCCACTGGGACCGCTATGGCGTTTGGTAACGGCAGGCTCTGGGTAGCCAGACGCAATGAGTTTGTAGCTGGGGATATTTCTGGTGGCGGCACTGAGGTTATTCAGTTCACGGAGAACACCTACATAGCTGAGGGCGGCGCGTTCGCTGTGCCGCTTGATACAGGCAACATCACAGCTATGAAGTTTATGAACCAGCCTGACAGCAGTTTGGGTCAGGGCGAACTGCTGGTTCACACTACTGATGCAGTATTTGCAGTCAATGTCCCAACAAGCAGAGACGACTGGAAGAATGTCACGTATCCGACTGTTCGGATTGTGGCTATCAATTACGGTGCGGTTAGTGATCGTAGCTGCGTGCTGGTTAACGGCGATATGTTCTATCGTGCTCCTGATGGTATTAGGTCTTACGTCAGCAGCAGGCGAGAGTGGCAGGAATACGGTCAGATACCGATCAGCCGTGAGATCAACCCGCTTCTAACTAACGAGACACAGACAGGCATAGCCGAAACCACTAGCGGTGTCCTGTTTGATAACCGTTACCTGTCCACTGTCACACCGCAGCCAAGCAGTCGTGGCACTTACTTTAAGGGATTAGCTGTTCTGGACTTCGATTTGGTAGGAGGGACTGGGGCGAAAGCGCCCGCAGCGTGGGAGGGACTTTGGACGGGACTCAATTTCCTACAGCTATTAACGGCTGATGTTGAGGGTGAGTCGCGCTGCTTTGTGTTCAACCTCAGCTCCTCCTGCCCTATTCAGCTTTGGGAGCTGACGCGCGATGGTAAGAAGGACAACAACTCAACCAGTATTAGCTGCTACATCGAGAGCCCTAGCTACACGTTTGAGAATCCGTTTGAGCTAAAGCGGCTTGAGTATGGAGAGATGTGGATAGACCAGCTGGAGGGTCAGGTGTCCTTCGATGTTAAATACAAGCCCAACCAGTATCCAGCGTGGGTCAACTGGAACACGTTCATTGAATGCGCGAAGACATCCAACTGTGACCCAGACGCTGGTTCCTGCCTGACTTTCAATAACTACAAACCTCAATACAGAACTCGACTGCGCCTACCTCAGCCAGAGGATGATTGCGAGTCAACCAACGGTGCTCCTATGCGTAACGGCTACGAGATGTCCGTTAGGATTGGTTGGACTGGTCAGGTCAGAATTAAGGGCTTCCGATTGCACGCATACCCAGTAATTGAAGAACCATACGGAGGATGCGGCAGCACTAGCAGCTGTGTATGAGTAGTCCATCCCTAACAGTTAGTTGCTCGGATTCAACGGACCAAAGCCCGTTCAGCTATTCGCTTGGATGCGCTCCAGCTGCTGATACGTGGACAGTCAGTGCTTCGCCGTCTACAGCAATTAGCTGTAGCGACCTATCAGCTCAATCCGCATACCAGCCAGTGCTGAGCGGAGATTGCACAAGCTCTACATCCTCAACCTCGACAGCACTGATCTCTGATGACGGCTTCCTGTTCATCACTCATCTATCTGAATTTATCATACCCAGCTAAATACAATGCCTACCAATCAATCAGTCACTCTCGTTAAGGGAACGGTTCCAGACGGAACATGCTTTGGCTCCGTGTCGGAGCTTTATGACACGTTTGTCGATCTTACCACAGCTTACGTCAACGGTGCTTACTCGCTGTTTAATTACGGTGACACTGAGCCTTCCGCTGCTGACAGAGATAAGCCGTGGATTAGAACTGACGGTGGCTACCCTGACAGGCTGTATGTCTACTACGATGGCTACTGGATTGCTAAACACCCAGTGCCAGCTGGTGGCAGTGAACGCAGGATCTGGGCAGGCACAACTGCTGACCTGCTTTCATACGAAGCTCCGGGTAACTCGTCCTCTACAGCTACATCTTACACAGGACCGTTCTGGGAAGTTGACACAGCTTTATCGGCTAAGTTCCTAGTGGGAGCTGGAACATTTGCTGGAGGCACAGTGGTCAATGTGAACGGCACTGGAGGCAGTGATGAGATTACGCTAACTAGCGGACAGCTCCCCGATCACCAGCATAAGGGTAAGGCTTACTACAAAGCATCTGGCGGCACAGCTGGATCAGATGCCAGCGGGTTAACTGACAACTTAGCCCACGAGAACAGCGGACACACAACGAGCACTGGATACACCAGCTCGATTGCAGCGGCGGGTGTGCTTACCACTGAGACAGTTGGTGGTGACAATGATCCAATCACAAACCTGCCTCCATACTACGGCGTTTACTTCATTAAACGAACCGCTCGCATCTACTACACACCATAATGAAGGTCACCCTCGGAACAGCTAAGGAGCGGATCGCTAAGCACCTCAACCTGTGTGCTACTGATTCGCGCACGACTGACTACATCAACGAAGCTCAGCGCAGGCTGATTGAGAGCGGTAAGTGGAAGGGAACGTATGGTAAGTTCACGCTATGCGCTACCAACGGCTGTATCGCTTGGCCTCGGCAGATTGAGACAATCGAAACTGTAGCTGTGTGTAGCAATCCCGGCACAGTTCGTAACGGTTGGTTTGAGTTCGTTGAAAGCGGCTACGGCCTAATGTCCGATAAGGACAACATTGGTTACCAGCTACTAGACCGTGGTGAATCCCCTACTCACAGTGATTTGTCAGGTGCAGGCAAACAGCTGCGTGTGTATGCGTTCCTAGAAGCTGACGCCGGTAAGACCGTGACCATACAGGGCTACGACAGCAACAACAACTGGGTAAGAACACTGAAGAGCGGTAGCGGAGCTACTGCCGTGTATCAGGATGGCGAGGTTGTTACGCTTATTAACGGCTACGTAGACACAGCCACCAGCTTTAAGAGCGTTACGAATGTTCTAAAAGATACCACTCAGGGCAACGTGCAGGTCTATGAGATCACGGATGCTGCTACCCCTACTCTGGTTGACATAGCCACATACCAACCTGACGAGACGTTACCTAGCTATCGTCGGTCAATGATACCTAGCTTGGGTGGTGCTGCTGGGTGTGAGGACGGCGATGAGAAGCGAGTTCCAGTCACGGTTATAGCTAAGCTGAGGTTCATCAATGCCGTAAACGACACGGATGTCTTGATGGTAAGCGACCTCTACGCTGTGAAGAATATGGCAATCGCCATCAAGCTTGAGGAGAACAGAGACTTTGGTGCAGCAGCAGAGTATCGGAACCTCGCATACGACTCACTTCAGAACCAGATCGCTAATCATATGGGTGATGGCGTGGTTCCAGTTTTACAAATGACAAACCTAAATACCACCGGCGGTGGCGGAATAGAAAGCGTGATTTGATATGGCACTAGGAATGTTAGCAGCAGGAGCTGCATTAGGATTAGGTGGTTCCCTGTTGAAGAAGGGGCCAAAGATCCCCACCTACAAACCCGTCGATCAGACTAAGGAACAGGAAGCAGCAATCGCTGCAAACCTAGCCAGCTTTGATCAGGCACGCCAACTAGCTGACCAGACGACAGCCGCCGATCAGGACAGGCTTGACTCGATGCTGGCACGCACGATGCCTAACTACCGCGAGCTACTTAGCGGCGCTGGCAGTGCTGTTCAGAATATGATCGCAGGTCAGCTACCTATGGCAGATCAGCAGATGATTATGCGTAGAGCTGCTGAGCGCGGGACCAGTATGGGGCTCGGTGGTAGCGCAGCTGGCAGGAACCTGACCGCTCGTGATCTGGGCTTATCTAGCTTGCAGATGACGCAGGCTGGTTTGGGTGCATTCAACCAGCTGTCATCCAACCTACGCCAGAACTATATGGTGAACCCAATGTCCACATCGTCGATGTATGTGTCACCGTCACAACGAATCGCCAACTCAATACAGGAGAACCAATTCGCATACAATGCGCTGGTTGGTAAGCGACAGTCTGATGCGGCGAACAGTTTTGGGAATAAGCTGGCAGGCTTCGCTAGCACTGCTGGCGGTATGATGATGGGCGCTGGGTTGCAGGGTATGATGGCTCCAGCTGCTGCGGCAGCTAACCCCGGAACCGTAGGTGCAGCTAACGCAGGCAACGCCGGTTTCTTCTCACGTATGCGAAGCAGTATAGGTGGAATGTTTGGAATGTCCGGCACTCCACAAAGCGACACCCTCAATTCATCAGGAATGCCTAACTGGGCAACATCTTAATCAACGCTATGGCAGAACCAGTAGATTACTTTTTACAGGGCGCAAACCTCGGAATGAGGGCGGCTCAGTTTGGAACTCAGACGAGGCAGGCTGACGACCGTATGGCTGAACAGCGCAGACAATTTGACCTGAGCAGAGGTGACCAGAACGAGCAGTTCAGAACAAATTTCGCGGAGAGGTCTAGGCAGTTCGAGCTGAACAGAAAGATTGCACTCGATGAGCTGGAACTGAGGAATAAGGAATACACGCTTAGGCAGGAAAACGCCATAGTTAATCAATCGCTACAGCTAGCACAGTTGTATAAGTCTCAATTTGAGAGTCAGGAAATGATGCGGAAAGCTAATGAGGCAAAGCAGTTCGCTCCAATTATGTCTTCATACAGCACCAAGCTTTCCAACTGGAACGGCGAGGGCAGCCCTCCAGCTGAGCCAGCTAATCTTCCGAAAGAGCTGCGAGAAGAAGCAACTGCAATGCGGTTTAATGCAATCAGTGTTGCAAGCAATGATCGCAGCCTAAAGCTTCAATACGAAGCTCAAGCAGCTAGTCAGAAACGGTGGAACGACGGATTGGAGTATATGACAAAATTTAAACCAGAGTCCGTTACCTTCAATCAAGACACCAATACGTTTTCATACGACTGGAACGAATACACCGAACTTCGTGCTTCTGATGCTAGGCAAGCCAAGCGGCTGTCAGAGCTTAAGCTGATGGCTGAAGTGAAAAAACTACTGCCACCTGACGCTACCGAGCGTGAGCAAAAGTGGGCTGAAGAAAATGCAGTGAAGTTCTACACGCCGGGAGAGATGGGTGAACTTGGCAAGTTCGATACTGAGGGGTTCAAACAGGGCATGAACGCTGCGATGAACAGACCAAAGCTTAACGGCCCACCCCCGCTGACAGAGGAGTCAAGCTTTGAGGATATTTTAAACTTCCTCAACGCAGGCGGTGCAATTTTCTAAGGCAACTCAATCATGCCATCCAGAACGCTCGACACTTTAAGGTCTAGGTTCCCGAAGCTTCGTGAGAACTCAGATGAAGAAATAACTGTGGCACTTGGTAGTCGCTTCCCGAAGTTAGCAGAGGAAGATCCTGACTTCGCCAAAGACTACTCGCTATTCACTCGCAACCCGGTAGCTGGAGCCGTTGAAGACTTTGGCAAATCGTTTCTAGCGTCTGCTGTTTACGACACAGGAGCTGCTGGATGGAGCATTGTTGAAAACCTCTACAAACCGTTTAGCGCTGAAGCTGCGAAGTGGGCTAGGGAAAATGCAGACCAAGCGGATAAGATGTCTCAGCGGCTTAGGGAAAGCGGAGACATAGCCTCAGATCTAACTAGCGCAAGCTTTGACAGAGGCGTTGATCAGGATTCGTTCCCGTCAAAACTAGGTAGCGGTGCTGCTAGCTTGGTTCCTGTGGTGGGAGCTGGTGCAGCTGGAACGCTTGGAGGACTGGGCGCTGGCGCAATCACGGCTGGCACTGCTGTGCTTTCCGGTCTTCAGTCCTTCGGCTCAACGTATCAGCAAGCTCGTAAGGGCTATGAAGATCAGGGGATGAGCGAGGAAGAGGCTGCTAAGGCAGCTGTAAAGCCAGCAGCAGCTCAGGGCTCGCTGGATGTGCTTCTCACAGCAGGTGGTGGAGTTGTCGCAAACAAGCTAGGGGCTGTTGACTTAGAGAATCTAGCACTCGCCCTAAGATCTAAACCAGTTCAGGAAGGCATCGACAGTGTTGCTAGAGGTTCTGGTCTGGCTCAGATAGCTAAGGGCGCTCTTATTGAGGGTGCTGTTGAGGAAGCGCCATCCGCTTTCATTGGCTCATACGTCATTGCTAGGAAGTCATACGACCCAAGCGTAACGCTTGACCAGTCATTCAGAGAAGCGTGGGATGCTTTCTTAGTTGGATCAACTTTGGGTGGACTCGGTTCGGTTCCGTCAGCTGTAGGTAGGAAGAGGAAATCTCCAGAAGAAGAAGCTAGACGGCAGACATTACGGGACACCGCGCCACGCACTGCTGCAAAACTAGATCAACAGGACGCAGCAAACGAACAACAAGCTGCTATTGATCAGGTTCTGCCTGAGGGCGCTAAGCTAGATGACCCGGCGGCACAGTTTGCCGAAGCTAACAAAGACGTCCCGATGGGAGGAAAGCGTCCGGTTAGTGAGCTACCGCTTGATCCACTTTCAGAGGCAGACGCTGAGCAGATACAAGCCGCAGAAGATGAGCGCGTGCTGGAGGGTCAGGCAGATCTACAGAGAATGTCCACTCCACCAGACGCTATACAGCTCTCCGAGATCGCAGAGCAGGAGCTAGAGAGGGACAACCTAACCCCAACTAACAGAGCGGCTGTAAACAGGCTTCTAGACAGGAAGTCAGAAGCAGTAGCGGACTCTTTGGACAGCAGCCCCGAAGCTCTGCCTCAGGTGCTAGAAGACATCAACAGGATCGACCAGAACATAGCTAGGCTGATTCCGGGCATACCTGATCAATCTACCCCAATCACCATTGAACAACTTCAACAGCTCCAACAGGCATACATAGAAACCCCCACACAGGTGGATGCACAGCCAGAGCAGGAAGTTGATCAGGTAGAACCGGAACCAGTTGCTGAGGTAAAGCCTCTTAAAGTTGGCGGAGAATCTGTTGAGCTTGATGCCGAACTGGACAGCCAACTCAGAGGCGAGTTCAGAAAAGCCTTCAATGACCTGCGTAGGCAATTCGGGTCGATGCTTGGTGTCAGGAAGATTTCAGTTGTTGAACTACCAGCTGGAGCTGGGGTAGCTAGCGCAGCTAGAGCCGGAAACACGGATACAATCTTTATTGATCCTAAGCGTTTGGCTGAGAGCAGAAACAATAAGCGTTTCAGCCTAAGTAAAGCCATCGAGGAAGAAGCTATCCACAATCTCGATGTTCAAGCTCTCAAATCTGAATACAACAGGCAGCTGTCTGCTGGCGACATAGACGGGTCAATGTCTGTCACTCAGTATGTTGAAGACGCATACACTAAGGTAGCTGACGGTATGACAGCTGATGAGAAAGCATCTGCTCGTCGTGTCTACGGAATGAACTTCCGAGACGATGTGCATATGGCTCAGGAATTCATACGCCAGCTCATACAGAGAAAGCACACTGAGTCGGTCACTGAAGACGCCAAGCGCAACACACTGATCCGGAACATCCTCGAAGCAATACAGAGAATTCTAGGTAGAGCCCAGCTCTCTGGAGCAGCAAAGCAACACTTTGATCAGGTTGATAACTTCCTGCTTGATATGTATTTAGCGGAAGTTGCCGATACATCTACTGCCGAAGAACGCACAGCTGTTGAGCAAGCACAGCAATCTAGGAAGCCAGTAGCTACCGAAGAGGATGCTAGGGAGGATCATTATAGGGTAGCTCAGGAACGAATTGACAGTGCTCTAAGGATACAGGGC